TCACCGGACCCGCCAAACTCACAACCGACAAGGTTGCATGGCTGCATATCTGGCCAACAGCGAAGGGCGCAACGGTGCGCAATTTGCTTTTCTGGCGTGGCGGCGACATTGCGACACTGTTTAAGGCGGGTTGGAATGATTACGGGATTGTGGTAGAGGCGCCCGACGTGCCCATCACCGGTTGCGGGCTGGGGGGTATGGCGAAGGGAATTCATGTTAAGGGTAAAGAATCGACCGGCGGCACCATCACCTACAACGAGATCGATCCGACAATCGATTCGTGCATCGCTATCGGCACCAGTTATGGGGTGGTTCGCGGCCTGCTCATCGCATGGAATAAGCTTTCTGGCTCATACCGCGAAGACGGCATTCAGTTTATGCCGAACTTCGACTTGACCGGCGATGCGCTCGAAGCTGATGTATCCAACCTCGGCACAATCATCTATCAAAACTACATCCACGATTGCAATGAGAACGCCATTGACTTGAAGGGTGCAGGGCTGTTCGTCATCGACGGCAACAAGTTCCGCCGTATCGCCGGCTCATCAAATGGCGCGCCTGACTGGAATCATCGCAGCAATGGCACGATCATCCGTGGCGCTCACACCTCCACAGGCCCGGGCATCATCCGCAACAACGATTGTCAGGATTGCTGCTCTGGCTTCTGGTTGTTCGCTGGTTGGAAGGTCTACAACAACACGGTGCAGAATAACAACTGGTCGCCGTGGGACACCTGGCAGGGTACAGGCATTAGTCAGCGTGGGGATCTCAAAGGCGCTGCGCTTGTCAATAATCTGGTGAGTGGGCATCTGAAGACTAATTTGGAGCTGACTGACACCAGCATCAGTAGGAACAACCCAACTGAGCCGGGGGCTGGTGTGGAATTGACCTATTGCGAAGGTCAACGCGACACTTCAGAGCTGAGAGTAAAAGACGCCAGCTATTTTACTGATTGGTTTGGCCAGTCCGATCTACCGCTGGATGTAATTTATCTAGGCGGTCAGCCCTACAAGGTTTTGGGTGTCGATTATGGTGCTAACGCTTTGGGACTTGACAGCCGGACTAAATGGCAGGATGGCGACCCCATCTACTGGCGTTCGCCTGAGCCGGTTGTGGGTATCCAACCAGAGTACAAGCCTGTAGAACCGCCTACAAGCCCGCCAGGGCCGTCTTTTCCGCCAACTGACCCAACCACACCACCGGAGCCGGAAAACCCCAGCCCTGCCCCGCCTACGCAGCCGGTTACGGTTTCGCTCAACCTCACGTTCGACTTGTCGCCCGCGATGGCGCAAGGGCTGAGGGAAGCGGTCGCAGCGGGAACGGTGCGTGTAAATCTGGTCGAAAATTACGAAGCGAAGATCGCGGAGATGCAGCGTCTATGGGCTGAAGCTGAAAAGACGTTGAAGCTTGATGAGGACTCGTGGGGCGGCTGGGGCGATACCTTTGACGAGATATTTCATGGGTCAGGTAGCGCGCCAGCGGACAACCGAAAGTACACGGTTATTTCTTGAGGGATAACTAAGCCATGGATCCGCTTACTTTGCTCATTTATTTCATTGTCGCCATCGTCGTCCTGGCCATCATCTGGTACGTGATGATCTGGCTCAAAATTCCGCCGCCATTGAATAACATCGTACTACTGGTGGCGGCGCTTCTGGTGCTCCTCTGGATTTTGAGAAGGGCGGGGTTGTTCTAGGTTTCTGTAAAACAAGCGTGATCACATGCCGGGCAAGAAAGGACAGACCAACAACCCCAACGGCCGGCCACCGAAGAATCGAGCGTTGACCGCTCTTTTGGAGGCAGCCGGGGCAAAGACGATAGAGCGGGATGGTAAGCCAGTAACGCGCAAACGTTTCGTGGCCGATGCGCTTTGGACTGCCATTACAACCGGCAAAGTCACTCTCGAGGATGGCGAAGAAACAGTAACTCTTTTACTCGCTACTGATGATTGGATCGGGCTCGTGCAGTTTCTTTACAAGCAGGTTGACGGTCCGCCACCGAGTGAGCATCAATTGAGCGGGCCTAATGGGGCACCTTTGCAAATCGAGTATGTCAATGATTGGCGCAGTCCACCGGACACCGAAGATTAAACTACCCTACCCGCACGTAGGACAGCAGATCGTCAGGCAACAGACCCGGCGATTTAACTGGCTGGCCGCGGGCCGACGCTGGCGCAAAACTACACTTGTCATGTCCATTGCTGTGGAAAGTGCGGCGAAGGGCCGGCGTATCATCTGGGGTGCTCCCACCTATCAGCAGGTGCGAATCGGGTTTAATGAGACGCACCAGGCGGCCGCTGGGTTGGCAGAGTTCAACATCGGGCGCATGGAGGTTGTTTTCCCCTCTGGTGGGGCAATTGTCTATCGCAGCCTGGATGACGCTGACAATGCTCGCGGTGAGACGGCTGACGGGGTTGTGATTGACGAAAGCGCCGATGTGCGCGCTGCGGCCTGGTATGAGGTTCTTCGCCCAATGCTCATTGATACCGGGGGGTGGTTGTGGGCCATCGGTACACCGAAAGGGCGCAACTGGTTTTATCGCGAAAGCATGACGGCGCCAGACAGCACCGATGCTCGTGCGTGGCAAGTCCCGACGGTGGGCGCGGAGATTGTTGACGGCCGGCTTGTGCGCAAGCCTCACCCGATGGAGAATCCAAATATCCCGTGGGAGGAAATTGTCAACCTCTGGCAAACCATGCCGGAGCGCACATTCAGGCAGGAGATTTTAGCCGAATTTATCGAAGGCGAAGGATCGGTATTTAGGAACCTTGCCGCCTGCCTACATGCGCCGCAGACCACGCTAGAGAAACATAGCGGACATGTGATTATTGCCGGCCTGGATTGGGCCAAACAAAAAGATTTTACCTGTACCTCCATCGGCTGCGCAACCTGCAAATGTGAGGTTGATCGGGATAGGTTCAACAAAATCGATTATGTGTTTCAGCGCGACCGGCTCAAGGAACTGTATCGCAAGTGGAAGGTATCGAAGATCCTAGCCGAGAGCAATAGCATCGGTGAGCCCAATATGGAGATGCTACAGCGCGACGGCTTCCCGGTGATTGCCTTCCAGACCACAGCGACCAGCAAGCCGCCATTGATTGAAAACCTCGCTCTTTCTTTTGAGAGAGCCGAGTGGCAATTTCAAGCCGATCCAGTATGGACCGGTGAACTAGAAGCGTTTGAGCGCAAAGTATCGCCTACCACAGGCCGAAGCCAGTATGGAGCACCCGAAGGCATGAACGATGATACGGTGATTGCGCGGGCGCTTATGCGCTGGCAGGCAGAGCAGCCGGCTACGCTGCAAATCATGCCCCAGGTTGCGCACCTGTTTGGTACTCGTGACCGTGTAGCGGAACCGGCACACAGGGGGCGACATGGCCGGCTATAACATTGTGGAGCGCATCAAGTCGCTGGCCCGCCCCGGTGTGGTGCGTGAGCTGATTGGCCGCTATGTGGTGGGCGATGCGCAATTCACCCTGTTTCGCAGCCGTAGCTATGTCAAGTCGTATGATGAGACGATCCCGAACTATCAGTTTTGGGATATGCTCAGGCGTGGCAAGGCAAAAGGCTATAGTCTGGGCGGTCTGTTTGCCAAGCGCATCGAACGCATCTTCGCATCATGGGTTATCGGCCAGGATTTGGCGGTTACACTGGCAGAGAGCGGCGATCCAGACGACGAAAACGACATCCGCAACTATACCGATGGCCGGTTAGCTGATTTCATCAACGCCAACTATACCACTCTGTTGGACGTGAAAAAGGATGCGTTGGGGCTTGGCGATCAATACGCCGTGGTCAACATCGACAATAGCCTGTCTGTGCCATCGCCCGAGACGGTCACGGTAAGACGTAATGAGTTGGACTATAGGACTGTGGAGGCGTACACAATCACAACTCGCCTGGACAAATACACCATAACCGATGAATACCGGCTAGATGGTCGAACGGTGACAGTCAAGCAAGGCGACCGCATTGTCAGTGTACAGACCTTCCAGAACCTAATCGACCGTATCCCGGTGGTGCATATTGCCCATGGTCGGTCAGGTAACGAATGCTATGGACACCCGATACACGAGGAGTTGCGACCGTTATACGACCAGTATGACGATCTCATTTACAAACAACTCGACGGCGCTAAATTGCTTGGTAATCCACTCCTTGCCTTCGTGGGCATGGAGGACATTACTGCCGTCAAGAACGCCAACCAACCTGCCATCGAGGACACCTACACAGACAAGGACGGGAACACCGCCACACGAGCGCAGCTAAACATTGACACCAATGCGGTATTGCTTGTGGGCAAGGGTGGAGATGCTAAATTCGTTGCACCGCCCACGGGGTTCACGGCGGACACTCAGCAAGCGCTTAAGACGCTCTTTCTGCTGCTCCTCGACCACACCGGCATCCCCGAATTTATCTGGGGCAACGAATTATCTGGTTCCCATGCCACCGCTGAAGTGCAGATGACCCAATGGACGCTCGACATCAAGGCGATGCGCCGGCATGACGAGGCCTGGTTGCTCGAACTGTGCGGCATCTGGTTGGCAACTGTGGCGCTCACAGATCCGCAGATCGTGGTCGATAGGCTTGAAATCCAGTGGCCGGCACTGATTGAGGAAGACAAGGACATTTTGCTGAAGTTCATCGACTTCGCCAAGACGAACAACCTGCTGACCGACAAGACGGCGCTGGAATTGCTCGAATTGGTTGACGACCCGGCGGAAGAGGCAGCGGAAGCCAAAGCTGAGGGTGATGAGAAACGCAAACAGATGATGGAAGAAAACGAAACGATGGCGTTTAATAGCCGGTTGGCACAGGATGCGGGAGGGAGTTACGAGTGAGCAAGGCGACCCTGTTTGCGCTGATGATTATTGCTGGCTTGGTGGTCGCCGGTGTGGGCTTGTGGCTGATTTCTGCTCCTATCGCGCTCTTGTGGGCGGGGCTCTGGCTCGTGGGGATTGGATACTACGGTACGAAGGCGATGGAGGGTAAAGACGATGAATGAGGGCATGTACTTAGCAATCATCGCTGAGTTGCGAGAAATCAATAGCAACGTGCGCCAGTTGGTCGATTTGATGCAGAGACGGCCGCTAGCACCCGATATTTCGACGCCGCCAGATGAGGCAATCGCAACAGGGATGCACACGACAGCCCGCAAGCCGGCCAAGATGAAGCAAAAGGTTCGACACTACGCATAATGGCTACCTCTTACCGCTCTCGATTCATCTCAACGCTTCGCCAAAACGAACGCACCATGACGGAGCTATTCTCCGCTCTGGCTGCGTCTTGCGCGGCTGAGGTCAATCGGCGGGCGGACACATCCGGCAACGTGCCACGTCAAGCGACATTTGAGATTCAGCAGGCGATAGGCGACCACATTGCTCGATTCTTTCTGGGCCGTGACAGCGCCGGCATTCGCAACCCGTTCGCAATCCTGCCTGATGGTTCAGTCTTCCCGCTATCGCCTTATATGCGGGCGCTGTGGGCGTCCATACAGGCCGCTACACGTCTTCCTGTCGAACAGCACGCCGCCATTATGCAGCGCCGGTTGCCGCCTGAATTGCTGGTAGTGTTTCGGTCTGCGCATGGCAATCCGTTTGCTCGGGCCGGGGCAATGGTGCGTGAACAGTTCCGGCCCAACCCGCTCGCCAGATATGACCCGCCGCACTTGTGGGTAGACCCGAACGGCTATCGGTTGAGTGACCGCATTTGGAACACAAGCAGCACGACGCGCAACCGGCTTAATTTGTTTTTGGATGAGGTGATACGGGACGGGCGTGGAGCTGCGTCGATTGCTAGAGAGCTAGAGCAATTCCTTGTGCCGGGCCGCTCACTGGTGCGTACACGAGCGCCCTACGGCACAGACGCAAGCGCCGACGCCATGAGGATAGCACGCACTGAAATTACACGAGCACACGCACGAGCCGCCGAAGTAAGCGCCGCTATGAATCCATTTGTGGAGGGGATAGCAGTGCGGCTGAGTGGTAGCCATCCACACCCCGACATTTGCGACGAAGCGGCCGCCGCGGGGCCGTGGCCAAAGGATGCAATACCGCTACAGTACCAAGTGCCTTTGCATCCACACTGCCTATGCTCATATCAGTATGTGATGATCTCCGACCCACAAAAAGAGCTTGACCGGCTACGGGATGACATTCGGGCCGCCCGCCGCGAGCTTGTGGATCTGGTGGGCCCGCTACTCACTCAACAGTTTGTAATGATGCTCCTGAGTGACCGCAGAGAGCGACAGCAAGAGCAGCCGATGGAGCTGGCGGCATGAATGTGTGCGCCTGTTCAGCCTTCCGCAATTCAACCAGCTACCTGACGCGCTATTTCGTCCAAATG